AATGGAGCTAGAAAATATGATGCCGAGTTAGCTATGGCAAAACAAGAATCTTCAGCATATAAAGAAGAAGCTGAAGAATTAGAAAAACAGGTTGGAGAACTAAATAATTCCATCCTCATGTATCAGAACAAACAAGATCAATTGAGAACTGTTCTTGATGACATGAAAGGTAAGTTAGAAGAAATGGTTATACAAAATGCTAGATTAATTTATAGCAATAAAGTTTTAAGCGATGCCTCCTTGAATGAGCGACAAAAGTCAAAAATTGTCGAAGCTATCGCAAAGGCGGAGACTTTGAAAGAAGCGAAAACTCTTTATACAACTCTTAAAGAAACTACAGTGGGAACTCGCAAAGAGCGTGGACCAAAATCACTTAGTGAGTCGGTACAGAGAAAACAAGTTCTTTCCGCACATCTGCCAAGACGCAAGCAAGAAAACGCAGTCGAAGAGCATTCATTTGCTAATCGAATGAAAAAACTTGCTGGCATAGACTAAATTTAATATAAAAGGAGAAAATGATATGTCTATAATTCAAAAATTATCAGAAGGTATCGTCAATCGTGATTTAAAAAAAGAAGGAGCTGCACTTTTAACTAAGTGGGAAGCTACCGGACTTCTTGAGGGTATTGATACCCAACAAGGCAAGCACAATATGGCGCGTCTTCTAGAAAATCAAGCGAAGGAACTTCTTCGCGAATCTAACGCAATGTCAAATGGGCAAGTTGAAGGTTTTGCTTCAGTTGCATTCCCAATTGTACGTCGTGTTTTTGCAGGTTTGATTGCAAACGATTTGGTATCGGTTCAACCGATGTCTCTTCCAAGTGGTCTTATCTTCTTCCTTGACTTTGTTTATTCACCAAGACTTGGTGGAGATGACATTAAAGGAGCTGGATCAAACGATGGAGCAGAAAGATTTGGAAACTTAGAATCTAAATCAATTTACGGTACAGATCGAGTTGGTTCACAAATCACAGGTGGTGTCAACATTGTCGGAACAGAATTGAAAGATAATCAATCTGGTCCTCGTCAAATTGTTGGTTACAATTATTCATCACCTACTGGGTCTAACGCAACCTCAATTGGTGGAAATGGTACTGCACTTCTAGGTGTTAAGTCTGTTTTTGCTTTATCTGGAGCTGTTACAGAAGCTAATGCTAAGCTTATCCAATATGATCCAGATCTCTTGTCAATTACAGACGGTAATGGTATTACTGTTCTTGATATTGCTAAGTCTTGTTTTACTGGTTCTCAAGGAGCTTCTGCCGACTTTAATAACCTTGCTGCTTTCAATATTAATTCTACTAATGTTAACACTTCATTGGCTGCTGTAATAACAAATACAGGTAAGCCTATCAGACGTTTAACAAAAGTCGTTTCTGCATCTGATTCAGCTGTGTCTTTAGAGTCTGTTCGTTTTGTATTCGCTGAAAGAAACAAAACTGCTGCTCAAACCGGTTTCAATGGTGTTATTTCTACAACTGTTGATGCTACTCTTGCTGCTGACGCTCTTGAGTTTCCAATTCAAGATAAGATTGCACAAAGCACAGGTGCTACTCTAGGTGTTATTGATTCGTTTAACTTCCCATTTGAAGGAAGTGAAGCGATGCCAGAAATTGACATCAAAGTTGATTCAATCGCGATCACAGCTCAAACCAAAAAGCTTAAAGCTAAGTGGACACCTGAGTTGGGTCAAGATTTGAATGCTTATCACAACCTTGATGCTGAAGTTGAATTGACTTCTATTCTTTCTGAGCAAATTGCTTTGGAAATTGACCGTGAACTTCTTGCGGATCTTGTAAATGGTGCAACTGCTGCAACATATTACTGGTCTCGTTCACCTGGTCTTTTTGTTAACCGTGCAACCGGTGCTGAGCTTGGTGCTACATCTGCTGCTCCTGACTTTACAGGAACTGTTTCAGAATGGTATGAAACTCTTATTGAAACCATTAACGACGTTTCTGCACAAATCCACTTGAAAACACTTCGTGGTGGAGCTAACTATATTGTTTGTTCTCCTGAAGTTGCTAACATTTTAGAATTTACTTCTGGATATCGTGCTAACGTTACAGCTGATGCTGACAAAGGAACCATTGGTGCCGTTAAGGTTGGTTCTCTTTCTCGTAAGTTTGATATAATCGTTGATCCTTACTTCCCAAGAAATGCTATTCTTGTTGGACGTAAAGGTGGTTCTTTCTTAGAATCAGGATACGTTTATGCACCTTACGTTCCACTACAAACAACACCTACAATCTTCGGTGTTGAGGACTTTGTGCCACGTAAAGGCGTAATGACTCGATACGGTAAGAAGATGGTTCGTCCTGATATGTACGGTCTTGTAATTGTTCGTGGTCTTCTTGGAGAAGAAGGTTCTTAATCTTAGATTTCGAATTATACTTTTCAAAAAATTCCCTCAAACTTTGGTTTGGGGGTTTTTTCTTTTTGGAGAAACTACTTATTATGAACAGGTCGTTAAGGACCTCAACTTTTTTAATTAAGGAGATTATATTATGTCAAGAGTTGCAAGATCTGCCCGTGTTGGGTCAAGACAAAGAGTAGAAACATTAGGCAATGGTACCGGAACCCCGGTAGCAAAAGTTATTCGAAAAGGCGAAGCTGGAGAGTTGTACTTGATTGATCATAACGCTGATAGTGATTTAACCATTACGCTTCCACCTATGCAAGATGGTGCTTATTTTAAGTTCATTTGGAAAACTGCTGCAACTGATGCTGATGCTGATGTTGTATTTAAAAGTCATGAAGCTACAGCTGGTGATTTTGCTGGTACCATTGTAGAACAAGTTGTTAACGGAACAGACGGAGCTACAGCCACTGAAACTGCTGGATCACACAAACAATTGCGTATTGGAAGTGGAAACGATACATCAATTGGAACTTGGATTGAGTGTGTTTGTGACGGATCAGCATGGTATTTTACTGGTTGTGTTATCGCCGCAGCAGTTGGAAATGCTGTATTTAGCTAATAGGTGACTTATGGGACGTAAAGCAAAAAGAGCTAAAGTACTCGTACGACAAATGCGAATCACAGGACAAGAGATTGATCCTGTGGTTGCACGTCGTTGCGGTGTAGAAAAGCAAAACCAAAAACTCATTGACGCTCGACTTGAAAAAGAAGCAGAAGAAAAGCGAATAGCAGAAGAAGCAGAACGCAAAAAGCGTGAAGCCGAAGAGGCAAAGCGAAAGGCAGAGGAGGAAGCCAAGCGCAAAGCCGAAGAGGCAAAGAAAAAAGCCGAAGCTGCTAAGAAAAAGAAAGCTGCTGCAAGAAAGAGAACTCAAACAAAAAAACAATCTCCCGAAGAATAAAATTAACATTATATGTTAGTCCTCCGCTCTGCCCCTTGCTCTCCAATTGCTAGGGGCTTTTCTTTTTAAAAAACTAATTACTTGGAACGGAGGTTCTATGTATGTCATTACCAACTTTAACACCAACATCAACCCAATCAGCAATTATTCTTCCTGTAACAGGAACTCATTCAAATGTTGCTGATGCTTGTCCTTTAGGAATATATACTGGATCTGTTGAGTTTATAACAGGCGCAGTTAAGCAAGTTAAATTTACCTATAAAAGGCTTGGAGGAGATGTTCTTGATTTAGAAATAACAGAACAAAATGTCTATGCTAACTATGAAGAAGCTGTACTTGAATATTCTTATATTATAAACCAACACCAAGCAAAAAACTCTATTGGTCCTGCTTTAGGGTCACCAACAGCCTCTTTTGATCATAAAGGTGAAACATCCGCAGGTGCTGATGGTGCCTCACTCAAATTTCCAAAGTTCACATTTGATTATGCATTCAAAATGGGTGATAAATTTGCAACTGAAGCAGGTGTTGGTGGTACTGAGCCTATGTATAGCGCTTCTATAACCACTGTGGCCGGCAAACAAGACTATGACTTACAAGATATAGCTTATTCTGCGTCTATTGATGGATCAGCAGCAGGATCAGCTTTTACTGGGTCTGTAGGTTCTAAAAGAATAAAGATAAGAAGAATGTATTATATCTCTCCTCAACAAATGTGGAGATTTTATGGATATTATGGTGGATTAAATGTTGTTGGGAACTTCCACAATTATGGACAGTATGCAGATGACTCATCATTTCAAGTTATTCCAGCTTATCACAACAAACTTCAAGCAATAGCTTACGAAGACCATCTTTATACCAGAACTTCTCATTATTCATATGAAATTATAGATAATAAATTAAGAATATACCCGATACCAACCACAGTCTCACCAGAGCAGTTTTGGTTTAGGTTCACTATTGATGGTAACTCAAGTCCATTTACAGATGATTCAAATATAGGTCAAGATGGAGTAAATAATATTAACACTTTACCGTTCCAAAACATACCCTATGAGTCCATCAATTCAATAGGTAAACAGTGGATAAGGAGATTTGCTTTAGCCCTCTCAAAAGAGACTCTCGGGCAGATAAGAGGTAAATTTGGAGGTAATATACCAATACCTGGTGATAACATAACTTTAAACGCTTCAGATTTGCTAGGACAAGCTAAAGAAGAACAAGATAAACTAAAAGAAGAATTAAGAAAACTGCTTGATGAAACAACATATGATAAACTAATAGAAACAGATAAAAATATGGTTGAAAACCAAAATGCCATAGTTCAAAAAGCACCACTTGGGATTTTTGTAGGATAAATAAATGTCAGATGATAATAAATGGTCAAAACTAGATGCTCCGCCTCCTCCAATGTTTCTTGGAGAGAAAGAAAAGAACCTTGTAAAACAAGTTAATGATGAAGTTATTGAAAGAGTTGTCGGGCAGCAAATCTTGTACTTTCCCATAGACATAGAACACACAGATTTTCATCCTTTGTATGGAGAGGCTATAGAAAAGACGTTTCTTCCACCTGTTAGAGTGTTTGCAAGAGTTGAATATCAAGGTGTTGAGACTAATGTTATAGACAATATCGGATTAGACAAAAAAACAGCCTTAAAAGTGATGTTTCACAAAAGAAGACTTACAGAAGATCAAAACCTTTTTGTCAGAGAAGGTGATTTTGTAAGATATGGTTCAATCTTTTATGAAATTGTAAAAACAAATGAGCCAAAACACCTATTCGGTCAAGCTGATACTCAATTTGAGATAACAGCAGACTGTATAAGAGCAAGAGATGGAGTATTCAATGCCGAGTGATAAACCAATTAAATTTCAAGCATCGTCTTTAGAAACAATCGACACAGGATTTTATGAATGGCTCGATAATACTATGGACTTGCATACTAAGACCAACAAAGGGATCTATAAAGTTCCTGTTTTGTGGCTTGGTGCAGAAAGAACATTTCAAATTAAAAATGATGTTAGATACAGAGATAAGGTTGGAAAGTTAATCCTGCCTTTAATTACAATAAATCGCGAATCTGTTGATAGGGACACTGCTTTCCAAGGAACTTTTCAAGCTTATTTGTACGAAACTAATGATTTTAAAGGAGGAGCTATTACTGTAGCTCGAGACATCAATCAAGATAAGACAAAGAACTTTCAAAATTCTCAAATTATCAAAGACTCTAGTAATCTAGATAAAACAGGACCCAATGATCCTAATAATGAAATAGTTTATAATAACTACGTTGCTCCAGTACCATCATACGTAAAAATGATGTATTCAATAACCCTTAAATCTGAATATCAACAACAAATGAACGATCTTTTAGAGCCATTTATAGCAAAATTTGATCAAATAAACTCATTTATATTTGAAAAAGACGGACACAGGTACGAAGGATTCATAGAACAAGGTTTTTCTATGAATAATAACACCACAAATATTGGTGAAGATGAAAGGATGTTTGAAACCAAAGTTCAAGTAAAGGTTTTGGGCTATTTAATCTCTGAGGGTTACAATAGACCTCGTCCAACTCTTGCAAGAAAAGAAAATAGAGCTAAAATTAGATTTCGTTCTGAGACCGTTACAAGTGATACTAAACTTTAATTTACAAAAAGTACTTTTAGTCCTTTGTGATACTATTTATTATGATAAATTATAAAAAGGAGTTTATAAATGCCTAGTAAGTTTGATTTTGTTTCGCCTGGTATTCAACTAAATGAAGTGGATGAGTCTGTTTTGCCTAATGAGGTACAAGATGTCGGACCACTTTTAATTGGACCAGCCCTAAAAGGACCTGGTATGAAGCCAGTAAGAATTACTAACCTTCAGGATTTTTATTCTGTTTTTGGAAGACCACAATCTGGCAAAGGTACTTCCAACGCTGACATTTGGAGAGAAGGAAATGTCGCTAACCCACTTTATTCTCATTATGCTGCACAAGCACATCTTGCTTCCAACACCACACCTTTGACTTTTGTTAGATTAGTTGGAAAGCAAAACTCTTTAACAGACACAAGTACAGATACTGCGGCTGGATGGTCTTTAGGTAGAAGCCTTAGCACTACTGATATTTCTGCTAATACAACTGCATATGGTTTATTTATTGTTCAATCGGCATCTGCTACTGCAAACCCAACTGGTAGGCTAGGAGCTGTTCTTTATGTTACAGGTGCAGCTTTAGCATTGTCTGGAACTTCAATGGCTGGTGTAGCAGTTAATGCTGCTAGCTGTTTAGTAAAATCAACAGGAGCTGGTGAATTTAAATTATCTATCTCTTCATCAAGTGGACAAACTGTGAAAGCTGTCTCTTTTAGTCCAGGATCTTCAAAGTTTATTAGAAATGCTTTAAACACGAACCCACAAAAAATTCAGAACAATCTTAATTTTGGAAAAACTGATGAAGTTTATTTCTTAGGTGAGACTTTTGAGCAATCTATTTTAGATGACGTTTCTGGTGGTTCTGCTGCTGGTGATCAATATGGTATGGTTTTGGCTCTTGATAATGGATCCACTAACTATAACAATCATTATGCTGAATCTAGATCTGCTAGAACAGGATGGTTTATAAATAGAAATGATCAAGAAAGACTATTCAGATTGATTTCTTTATCTGAGGGAGAATATATCAACAATTCGATCTCTATACAAATTGCTGATTTGAGGCTAGGTAATTCTGCTAACCCTCTTTCAACTTTTACTGTTAAAATCTTAGAAGACGGAAATGTTGTAGAAACTTATGCTGGTTGTAACCTATCACCTTCTTCCGCTGATTATGTTGGTAAAAGAATCGGTACACAATATTTGCAATGGAACTCAACAGATAAAAAATATAATGTTCGAGGTTTGTATCCAAATGTATCAAATTATGTTTATGCTGAAATCGACAATGCTGTTGAAAATCAAACACTTGCTGATACTTCAGCTCTTCCTGTTGGGTTTTATGGCCCTTTAAAGCATAAAGGTTTTTCAGTTGTATCAGGGTCTAGTAATTTCCAAACAAAGGATGATTTAGGTAACCAAGAGCAAACGACATACAGCACTGTTATTACTTTTGGAGCAAGCGCTAGTGATGTACCCCAAAATGGAGAGTCGTTTACATTTGCTGTTAATGGTACTACAAGAACTGTTTCATTTAATTCGGGTGGGACTAACGATACAAACTTTGGGGATACAACGTCTAATGAACTTAAGATAAACTTATCAAATGCTGCCAATGATGATGCTAATGAAATTTCTGCAAAAATTAAAACTGCTATAGACGCTCTAAGTCTTGCAAATGTAACTGTTGCACGTACTGATAATGGTGGTAGTGCTGATGTAATAAGTATTACAGCTACAACTACTGGTGCGAGTGGAGTTGTCATTACTTCTGATGCAACAGGTGCATTGAATGTTTCTTCTGTTAATACAATTGGTTATGACGAAGATTCATTTGTTGGAGCATATTTAGCAGGAAGTGGTTCTATACCTCAGATAACAGCAGATGGTGGTATTAGTGTTGTGACTCATGTTACTGCTGATTATACTGCGTCTTTTGACTTCCCTTCTGTAAGGATCACAAATCAAAATACAAACCAAGGAAGTAATTATCCTGCTCGTTCTGTATTTGGTGTGAGACACGTTCAAGGTAATAAAACAGTAAAAGACCCATCTTATGTTGATGTCTTAAGGTATACTCCAGTTGTTCCAGAAAACGATGATGGTATAACAGTAGCTAGTTCACACGAAAGATCATTTGTATTTACTTTAGAAGAAGTGACTTCTTCTCAAGGTTTATATTATTTTTCTGAAGATCTTGTTGAGGCTAATAAACTTGGACTTCAAACACTTATTAATGCTGGTGTTAAGCAATACGAAGCACCAATGGCTGGTGGTTATGATGGAGTAAATATTTTAAAAACAAATCCATTTGGACAAAAACAACTAGATGGAATCACTACAAGAAAAGCTTCATACGTTAAAGAAACATATGAATTTGCCTTAGACATTGTAGAAGACGTAGAAGTATTAGAATACGATACTTTGGCAATCCCTGGTATTACAGACAATAATATCACAAATCGTGTTATCTCTATTTGTGAGACTCGCGGAGATGCAATGGCAGTTGTTGATTTAGCTGGTATTTACAAACCTTCATGGGAAAATGCTGGTGCTGAGTCTAACAGTAGTTTGACCACACTTATCAGTACTGCTCAATCAAGACTTCTTGATTCATCTTTTGCAGCTTCCTATTTCCCATCTCTTTTGCTTAGAGATACAGCAGGTGGTGGAAATGATACTTTGTTTGTTCCTCCTTCAGTTGGAGCTATAGGAGCTATTGCTAAGTCTCAAGGACTTTCAGAGCCATGGTTTGCTCCAGCAGGATTTAACAGAGGTGGTATTAATCAACTTGGTGGATCACAAGGTCCTAGAATTGTTGGAACAGATGAGCATTTATCAAAAGCCAACAGAGACGCACTATATCAAGAAAATATTAATCCTATTGCTAGGTTCCCAGCTTCAGGTGATATCGTGATATTTGGACAGAAAACTCTTCAACAAAAGAAATCAGCTCTTGATCGTATTAACGTTCGTAGATTGTTGTTGTTCTTGAAGAGAAGAATAGGAAAAGTTTCTGAGACCATTTTGTTTGATCAAAATGTTAACGCAACTTGGAACAGATTTAAAGCACAAGCGGACAGAATTCTTCAAGATGTACAGTCTCGTTTGGGAATCACAGAATATAAATTAATTCTAGATGAAACAACAACAACAGCAGATTTAATTGACAGAAACGTTCTATACGCTAAAGTTATGATTAAACCTGCGAGAGCGATAGAATACATTGTCGTTGATTTTGTTGTGACACGTAGTGGAATTGAATTTTAATACTAGTTATAAAGACAATAAGGAGACAAATTAATGGCTGGATTTTGGAGTACTAATAATATTGAACCGAAAAGAAATTATCGGTTTATGATACAATTTACTGGAATTGGAATAGGTGGGGCTGATGTTCTTTATTGGGCAAAAACCACAAACATTCCTAACTATACGGTTACTTCTGTAACACATGACTTTCTAGATAATAAGTATAATTTTCCTGGAAGGATAGAATGGCAAGATATCTCTATGACTCTTGTTGATCCTATTTCTCCAAACGCTGTAGGACAATTGAATCAATTGATCATAGACTCAGGATACAGAATTCCTGGTGTTTCTCCCGGTATGCCTAATGCTTCTGGTGCTGATCAAAAATTGTTCACAATTTCTAAAATTAAAGAAGGTAGAGCAACAGCAGGTCATAGTTCGGCAGCAGTTGACGGTGGTGCTTTAGGAGATATCGTTATTTCTATTATGGATTCTAACGGTAAAGAAGTAGAAAAATGGACTCTAAAGAATCCTTTAATTATGTCTGCTAAATTTGGTGATCTTGATTACTCAAACGATGAACTTAAAACAGTTGAATTATCCTTAAAATATGATTGGGCTGAGTGTGAAACTAAAGATACCTCTGCGGCTCCTGGTCCTGATGGTGTTGGTTCATTCTTCGGTACTTCAACATAATCGAGGTTTAAATGGCTTTCTGGTCTACAAACAACGTTGAGCCCACTCGCCAATATCGCTTCACTGTTTCTGACGGTAAGGGTGTTTGGTGGTGGGCTAAAACTATTGATAAACCTGCTTTTGATATAGATTCGCAAGAATACAAGCTAATAAATCATAAGTATAAATATCCCGGTGTTGTTTCATGGCAAGACATTAAAATAACAATTGTTGATGTTGGAAAGAAAGTTGATGAACTGTATACATCATTGTTGATAAGTGGTTATAGTCCTAAAGCAGATCAAGTTTTATCACCAGTGGATGGTATAGCAAAAATAGTGGCATCAGATCAATTTAAAAATACAGGTAACTTTCAAATACACCAAATTGATTCAAATGGTAAAGTTTTGGAGACATGGAAGCTAAACAATCCATGGATCAAATCAGTAACATTTGGATCTTTGGATTATTCTAGTGACGAACTAGTTACAATAGATATAACAGTCGCATATGATTGGGCTGAATTTAACTAAGAGGTATAAATGACAATCAAAAATGAAATGGATCGCTCAGGAGCTCGCGATTCTCATCAAGATGCTCCACCACAAAAATCGTTGTTAGATTTTGTTTCACCAACAGATTTTGTTGAACTTCCCTCAAAAGGAGTATTTTATCCTGAAGGGCATCCTTTGCACAACAAAGAAGTTATTGAAATAAAATACATGACAGCAAAGGAAGAAGATATTCTAACAAGTGAAACTCTTTTACGCAAAGGTCTTGCTGTTGAAAGGTTCTTAGAAAGCGTTATACTTGACAAACAAATAGACCCACAAAGTTTATTGATTGGAGACAGAAACGCTATATTAATTGCTGCTAGAATATCAGGTTATGGAGCAGAATATGAAACAAAAATGCAATGCCCTGCTTGCGATGCGCAGAATGAAATTACTTTTGACATCTCTAATCCCATAGTACACTATCCAGATACTGATCAAGTTGAAACAATTGAAAAAAACGAAAACGATAATTTTGTATTCAAATTACCTGTCTCAAAATTTAAAGTAGAGTGTAGGCTTTTAACTGGTAGAGATGAACAGTATCTTGTTGAATTAAAACAAAATAAAAAGAAAAAAAGATTACAAGATTCTGCTGTTACTGATCAATTCAAAATGATGATTGTGTCTGTTGAAGGCGTTAAAGATAAGAGTATTATTGGAAGATTTATTGAAGCTATGCCTGCGGCAGATGCTCGCTCATTAAGAAAAGTCTATGCCGCTATTACTCCAAACGTAAAATTAAAAGATGAGTTTTCTTGCACCTCTTGTGGACACACACAAGAATTGGAGGTGCCTTTCGGGGCAGACTTTTTTTGGCCTGACCGATAGATATATGGAAGCTATTTATGAACAATTCTTTCTTCTTAAACATTTTGGAGGATGGTCATTTATAGAAGCTTATAATTTACCAATTGGGTTAAGAAATTGGTTTCTTCAAAGATTGCAAAAGCAATTTGAAGATGAAAAGAAAGAAATGGATAAAGTCAGGCACAAAAGATAAGCTTGGCTTTTGTCTTTGTACACTATTTATTTGGAGAGGTGTTTGTTATGAAAAAAATAGACTTTACAGAAAAAAAACAATTACTAACAGAGTCATGGCTGGCTTGGTTTGGTGAATGGAACAAAGAGTTTCTTAAATATATGTATGGTAAAGACGTAAATATGACAGCTGAACTTGGTGCTCATAAAATGCTCGGCAACCTTATTAAAGAAGAAGGTGATGAAGAAGGGCCAAAGTTAAA